CAATGTTAACCGCGTTTGGCTCATTTACAACGTTGCCATAGGTCTGTAGTGCTTTATTTCCGGTTACCTGTTGATAGCCAGGCTGAGGTGCTCCAGCGCCATCTGTACCAAGATTCTGGCCAAATGAAGATGAAATTCCTGAAATACCAGCCGTGATAGTTGTACCATCCCACTTCTGAATGAAACCAGCACCAGTAAGTTGAACGGGTACACCACCTAGAAATGTCTGGCCTGCGAGTTCCGGAATTGCTTGAGTACGATCAGTGTTTCCGGAATCCGTTTCGACAGGAAAGACAGGCGTGTGAACTGCAATATTCGCTGCCATTTTTCTGTATCTCCTTCAATTTAACTACTTTGTGATGCACCCTTTTCAACTGGCGTCAGCTTTTATACTAAAGCTAATCTATTTTTAAACTCTAAAAACTTAACCGAGTGGCGAATACGTTGTCATCTTTCCCTCAGAGTTATACTTATTCCAAGCATCTCCAAGAGGCAAACCTGTTCTATCGTCGAGTGATTTCTCAATCTCACCTTCGATTGTTCTTTTCATCTGTTCGTGCAACTTAGACTGCTGTGTCATTGCAATTGCACGTAGATAATTGCTGCGAAGCTGCGTGTACAAGCGCTTCTTTGGAATCTTCATTGCAACTGCATCAATATAAACAAAATGACCTTGAGCATCTGCTTCAATTTCAACCTTCAACTCTTCTGCAAGGTCTTCTTTTGTTATATACTGCCAGCCCTGTGCGCGCTTCTGTCCAAGATTCTTAGATGAAGTCTGAACCCAGCGAGGTGAAAAGTTAGAATCCTTCAATTTGATATTAAGAAACTCAGGAATTTGATGATCAATTGCCTGAATTGGTACGTTAACATCAAAAATAGAATTTTCTTGCAGATTTTCAAAGTCAGTTATGTACTGAAGCTTTGGTTTTTTAATCTCTTGTGTTGCAACTGCATCTGCTTGAATTGTTTCTTGAACTCTGCGTGCAAACTGAGCAAGCAAATCATCCGGTAGATGCTTAATAAACTCAACTTGCTGTTCATACGTGAGCTTTTTTCCAGTTGAATCAGCCGCAACCTGGCTTACAACGTTAGGTGGCGCATCTGCTGGAATAGTATCACGTTTAATACCTTCTGTGAATGTGTTCGGCGCGGTTTTAACTTCGTTAATCGGCCGTGTTACTTTCTCCGCATTGGTTTCTTCCACGCTAGATGGCATAGAAGTCGGAGTTTTGATAGGAGGAACAATAGGATTGTTTGGCATGTTAGTCTATTTCCCCCGTCAGCTGCAATTCCTGCATCGCTGTGGCATATTCCTCTGGTTTCATACCCATCTTCGCAGCAACTTCCTTCATTTGCTGTGTGAGTACAGGAGTTTTAGAACCACCATCTCCAGCAGGAGCACCTGTTCCAGTACCAGAAGAACTCGCTGAAGAGAAACGAGACTTAATCTTGTTCTCAGCTATGTCTTTTTGGAAGTCAAAGACAATGAGTTTGTATGCATTCCTAATAACTTCGGGATTTGCACGTTGTTCTGGTGATTGAGCATCGAGGAGAGCGTCAATTTTTCCTCGTACAGCCCCGGTGTAGTAAGGAAACTCCTCTTCATTATCAAAGATTGATCTGCGCTGCTCGTTTCCTTGCTGAAGTAAGGTTGCGATAGCAAGCGGCCTGAGAGTTTCGCTGACATAATTCCTTGTAGCATCGTCAACATTTTCAAACTGTTTGTTATGCTCTGTCTGTTGCTGTTGTTGACGTTGTTGCTCTACACGCTGGCGAGCTGCAGTCTGCTCATCTAAGAAAGTTTGCATTGCTTTCAGAGTTGGATGCTCATCAATCTTAGAACCGAGAGCATCAAGTTTCGTTTGAAACTCTGTTTTCTGTTCAGTTATAGCTTTGTTAATTGTTTCAGGAGTGACCTCTGGAACTTGGTCACCCTCCGTCTTGGGCTTCGCTCCGCCCATCTGCAACCAGTTTGGCATTTCCGTGCTCCTTAATTTGACTTAGATGGTTCAGTTTTAATACCTTCTTGTGCTCTCATTGCTTTTAGTTGTTCTTCTTTAAAATCATAATGCTTCTTTGCAGTTTGCGGGAGAAGTATAGCTTGATCTACTTCATGTAAAGCTCCGCGATGCTTATTTATCTCATCTAGTGTGAGATTGCTATTGTACAGTATCTCCTGTATTAGGAATACCCTGCGGAAGTTGAGGTATTCCAGAATTGCCTGCATTTCCACCGAATGGTATTGAACCGCCAGCGCTTGGTGGTTGCTGATTAGTTTGGGCCACGGGTTTTGTAGCTCCATCACTCCCGCCGCTCCGGATACCTGCTGAGTTGACTCCTGCTTCGAGTTCATTTTGCTCCTGTTCTAACAACTGTTGTACTCCTTGGGGCAATGGTGCAAGTCTTTCTACGTCTGGATGCTCAAAGTTGCGTAGAATTCTACGAACTAAAGCATTTTTTGCTATCAAACACTCCATCATATATTGTTTTAACTCAGGTGGCATTTGCTGAGTTGTAACGATGGCTGCTACAGTTTGCTGATCTGACTGTTGAATCCGTTCTAGAGTTGAAAGCAGAAGCATATCATTCTGCTTCTCAAGTTCTTTGTTGTTACTTGCTGTAGCTGGCTTAATCAGAAGACCAAGCTTTCCATTCTTATAGTTTTCAAGTGCAGCTTTAAGAATTTGAGCTTTATCACCATAGCTACGCAGTCGATTACCACTAATACCATAAGTTGCGTATTGTGTAAGAATCTTTCGACCCATACGAACGTGAGCCGAGCGCATATCACTCATGCGCAAGTTGTTTCGATTGTTAGAAGCCTGCATTGCTATTGCAGTTCCCTGCGCTGAATAGTTGCCACGCTTCGGATTTACAATTCCACCACCTGCACCACCCACTGCAGGATCAACACCTGATCTATCTTTCGCAAGAGAGAGTGTAAGCATCTCATCTTCAGATGTGATAGTTGCTCCGGGTGCTCCAAGAGTCAGTAGTTCTAGATCATCCTTCGGTGCTGGGATAACTGCGCCAGGATAAATTTGAATTACAGATGATAAGGAACTCCCTGTGTTAATTCGGACAACCCCAGTATTTGCGAGGTCACGATTATCAACACGTTGATTATGAATTCTCGAAACTTCTCGTTGGTACATCTCCAACATTTCCATGAATCCATAACCATAGTACTGGTCGTCATCATAGGCAAGTTTCGCATCTTCAAATGGAACCTCATTCTTTGGATAAGGATTAAATATACCACCCAAGAGAGATTTAGACTTATGATGCCAGTGAGCAATGATTCTGTACTTCTTACCACCCATCCACCAAGAGAACCAGCACTCGTGAAAGTCCCACTCACCTCCAACATTACTCCAATTGTTGTTCATTCCCTTAGATTCTTCTTGCATGGCCTGCATATAGTCAGGGCCTGGTCTATCAGGACCAAGATCCAAGAGCGTTTGCAACTTTGCTTTGTCGTAGATATGAAGGTCTTCGTTCTTTTCGATCAAATCACGTAGCTGTGGCTTCTTATATGGCACAATATGAGCCATAAAGTCACAGTTACGCAAGTTTGAGGTCTGGGGATCAACTAGAAAACGATTGAGTGGTACATTCTCAGGGCGAGGATTATCAAAAATCGTCTCTGTCTCGAATCTTGATGAACCTTCCCCTCCTGTATACACTTGTTCTTGAGTAAAGAGCCAGGGAAATTTAGCAATTCCAGTGCCATAACGACCTGCGGAGGCAAATACAACTTCCTCGACGCGGTATAAATCTAATTCCATCGGATCAAGAGCTACATCTGACATGAAAGCTTCGATCATAGCTCTCTGATCGTCTCCAACACCCTTCTTCCAATCACCAAGGATCGAAGCTACAAATAGCTGATCGCTTTGGTAGATCGACATTATTCGAGATAGCAGCTCGTCAGAATGAGTAGCAGCTAACTGTACAACTAAGTTGCTTGCCATAGGCCAAGGAAATGTTTTTTCCTTAACTTCTGGTATACCTTTGTAAGTCTTAACCCACTTCGGCAAAAGGTCTTCGCGCAGATTCTGAGTTTTCGCCATCAAATACGAAATCTGATTGAAGATGTAACTCTTCAAATCATCCAACTCTTGCGTATTTGAAATCTCTTTTTCTAGCGAAAGAACTTTAGGGAAGGGCATTACTTTGCTCCAGCTTCAGGAGTCAACTGCACTGTTGAAGTAGTTGTCTGCGTGTTTGGTGGTTGCTGTTGTGGTTGACGAACACCCATTAAAGCTGCACCTATACCAACAAAAGTTGCTGCGGCTACATCTTTGTTTATGTAATAGAAGAAAGCTGCTAGGAGAAGAATAAGAAAGCCGTACAGATTCTGATTAAAGAAGTTCGTAGCGGCATTCATTGCGTTCTGCATAACAGCTCTCCTCAAAATTAAACAGGTTTTACAGCAGCAGCGACGGAAGGTACGGCAACAACCGGTTGAGTAGTAACTGGAGCGGCAGCTTTCTGCGCTTCGTAGTCTTTATAAGCTTTCTCAATAGCTGCGTCTGCAACTTTAAATTGAGCAAGCCAGGTTTTAGCATCGTCGTATGCTGTAGTGTCCGCAGGAATGTTAATTCCCTTATCATCTACAGCAACTGCAATAGCTGCGGCGAGAGGAATACTAGCTTTCCAGAGCGGTACAATAGCTTCTGTAATTGCTGGAGCATCCTTAACTGCAACTTCAAGTACTGATTGAACTTTCTTTTCATCGGCAAAGAGTTTCACGGCGAAACCCTTGATATCGTTAAACACTGACGTAAGACTCATGGTGACTCCCTCTTGAACAACTGGTTTATTCGGTACTATCATCTGTTCTGTGATTGCGGGTGTGGGACTCAACTCCGGGACGACGTTTGATAGTTGTGAGACTTTTTTTTCTACGGCCACTGGGGAGACGTGAGAAGTAGTTGGGGTATGAGTCAAGCTCTTCCGGATGCCGCCGTAGATAGTCGTCAACAAGTTTTTCATGTTCTTCTATAAACACCATGAATGCATTTTTATACTTCTTATAGTTCTTCCAACCATACCGGAGTATTAAACCAAGAAGTCCTGTATTACCACCAAGAAGTATAGTTATGAAGAACTTGAATAGAGACACTTTAAGTTCAATTGTCCCTGGTGTAAACATGACCCGCCTCTAGTTTTGAATCCCCTGCATAGCTCTCTGAAAGTTAAGAGCACGCTGCTGAAATGCTGCAGCCATTTCTTTATCTGAAACCGCATTAAACTTCCAGACTTGAGGCCCATAACCAAGCGTGTCCAGAACATCTATCAAACCGTTTTTGTTTCCGTAAGCTTCATACTCTTCAAGGAAGATTCTGGAAGAGTTATCGTCACTGCGCACAAAGAACTGCCCGCGATTGTAAATAGGTTGCATTGACTCAATGCGAGTTTTCTTAGCATCCTCTTTATTGTCATACTTTAAATCCTTGATCTTGATATGCTGAATCTCGGGCATTTTTTCAGCATTTACTTTTTTGAAGTATTCAAGGTGGTATTTGAGATATTTCTGTGCACCAACTGTTTCAAGCCAGATTTCATTGAGTCTCCATTGGACTGCTTTACGAAACATGACATCGACGAACTCTGCGGGATCGGTTGACTTTGCCCACACGTCAAGTAGGTAGATAAAATTAGTTGATTGGTTGACCCCGGTAACAGTGATAGCATGTCTGCAACGACCCTTTTTACCTGAGTGATTCGGATCAACTATCATGTACCGATCAAGTGTAGTTGGATATACATCTTTCTTGACTGGCATTCCTTCTTTAACTTCGTGCTTGATAATTACACGATAAGTCTTTTGAAGAGTTGATGCAACTTCCCGCGTCGGTCCAACTAAATGATGGTGAGGAAGAACTCCACCTGTCTGCGCGCTATAGTCTTTCTCGAAGTGGAAGTGCCCAAGGTCTTTAACTTCAAACTTACATAGCTCGGGATTAATAGGAAAGTTAAGGAACTGACACGAGAATAGATACGGTCCAAGTCTTTTTTTCCAGCGAGCAAGTTTCTCAACTGTGAAAGCTTCAGGAAAGATAGGTGTGCCATAAGGATGTAAGTCGCAACATCCTCCCAACGCGGAATGGGTAATAAACTTAAAGTAGGGTTCATTCTCTCGAACCCAACTGTTAAGGTCTTTGAAGCTCCATCTATTTCCGACGATGATTTCATTGTTATCTCTTCCACCGTTTCCTGCATGACTATCAAATGCTCCTACAAGAAGTCTGTGATAGTCAATCGTATCATTCATTACAACTTCAGATTTTAAAGCTTTCCGTCCAACCAGATCATCTTGAACAACATCATCGTAATGCCGAGATTGAAGAGCAGCGCCAACGCCAATAAGATCAAAAGTCCCTTCGCCGTGCTGCCTGCCTTTCGCAGTTCGTTTCTGATGAAGAGACTCGTTAGTCCAGGTACATGATGCGTCAGGAATAATTTCGGGGAAGATATACTTGAAGAGATCGTTTGATTCGTAGTGGTTTTTGAGTTTAGTCCCAAGCTTAATAGCATTGTTTTGAGTCTCCGATGCGAGCAATACACGCACATCTTGATCGTGTGCGCGATGCATCCAAGCTATAAATGTATCTCCATAGCCCAACTTTCTCATCAACTCTTCATCTTTTTCTAAGAATGGAAGAGCCCTAAATATGGGAAATGCCTGGCTAAAGATTGTAGATTTATAGTGGTCGCGGGGGATTTCAATACATTCTTTAAGCCCATCCTTCATCACGCAGGCGCACATATTAAAGTGCAAGTTCTTCGTGATATCTGGATTTGTTTGAAGCCGATCAAAACCTAAAACGTATCGTGCGAGATAAAAGAGATTTGCTAGACAGTTGAGTCGAATAGCAACTCGCTTCGATTCTCCTGTCAAATCTTGCGTGCGAAGAATTGTCCAGCTATTGATGATTTCTTGTGAAACATAAACTCCACCAAGTTCATCGACGTAGTAATCTTGATGACGATTTGCTTCGTCTATAACAGCTTCGATTACGCGCTGGTCAAGTATCTCCAATTAGTTCACTGTATGTGAATCAAAATCTTCAAGCTTGATAAATTCTTTCATGCGCTTCTGCGCATCTTCATTACCACCTGAACTTACAAAAGCTTCAAGTGTGATAGTTTGCTCGCTACGTTTAACTTTGTTTGTAGAACCATCCTGCGCAGTCTCTTCCCTTTCGCGCTCAGATTGAGCACGCTGCAGCAATGCAAGCAAATCGTCTTCAACCTTTTCCTGTCCTGAAAAGGATGGCATCTCTTTAACTTTGATTTCGGATTTAGAAACCTTGGTAAAGGTTCCTTCGCGGTCCATGATTTCTTTAGATGCTTCTACACCGAGCTTGATATCTTGAATAGGTGCATTGTTAACTGCACCGCGCTCTACTGCATTTCGTAGAGTTCTCAAAGCTGCTGGGAGCATCTCACGAATCTCTGCACGGATATTCTCTTCATCTACGCGCAGACCATTCTCTAAACCAACTACAACTCCTGTTGAAAGCTCTGCACGTTTCTGCAGATATTCTGTTTGAGCTTTCATCTGATGTAAGGTGCAGAGTTTTACACCCAGGATTTTGGCTATTTCATTGTTTGTGTATTGACCAGAAGATTCTAAACGAACAGCTTGTTCCATTCGCAGGTGACGCCGAAAGTAACGACCCTTGCGAGGTTTGACAGATATATTGCCCGGTTTAACTTGAGCTGCATTACTCATGCTGCTACCTCTGAATCAATCTCTTTAATTACTGAACTTCCCTTAAATTTCAAACTAGGATCATTAGGAGCCCAGTTTTTAAAATAAGAAAATAGAGCACTCAAACTTTCAGATTTAGCGATCTTTTCAGAATCAATCCCCCCATCTGAACTAGCTGCAGTTAACCTAGTGTCAGCGGAAGGGGCTTCTGATAGTCGTGGCGTAGTCATAGTTGAGTGCTCATGAAAGTCAGTTGTTAGGGAGCTATGCCAGCTCAAAGTGTGACATATATATAAGGTAGGCGCAAGCTATAAAAAGCCCCCTTTTTGCATTTCCGCCCCCTAAAATACGCAGCGCGCCCGCGAGAGCAGAATGCGTTACCCCGCGCGAAACGATACAAGTGATAGTTGAATACTTACTTGTGTTCATTAAGAATAAAATTATGTTCTTGCTGCAATTAAATATAACTATACAATTAAATATAACTATAAAAGATGCGTTACCCCAAAAGTAAATTTTGTAAAAATTTATTGTGAGAGCCCCCCGCCAGCCCGCGCGAGAAAACGTTTTTTAGAGCCTGAGCGATTACTCTTTAGGTAATAGCTATTGAAGCATCAGTGATCAATCATATACTAGTATTAACTAGATCGATAGCCCAATAGATTGTATACAACTATAGTTGTATATAGCTATAGATCAAAGCATGATGTAATACCACTATGCAAACTATCTTCTTGACTCGTAACGACGCAGCACAGTCAGCATACGAGCGCTGCACTGTAGCTGATCGCATCATGTTTGTATCTATCACACCTTGGGGAGCATTCGAGGTTAGTTCTCACTCGATACCTTTGAACGCGCCCATTCTTCGCTACCGCATCACACGTAACAGTATTGGTAGCAATCACGCAATGACTGAGCGCAACGTAACGAACTGGAGACGCAACTAATGAATCCCTCTCTCATACTGCCGGGCGTTGCTATACTTGCTCTCAGTTATCACATGGTCGCAGCTACCAAGAGCGCTCGCATCCGATCAGAGCGCCGCGCGTTATATGTCTCCGCACTGCGTGCAAGTGACTTAGAACAATGGCATTCGATCGATTCAGAATGAATGTAACTGTAATTGATAGCTAACCCGCTCATTATGGGCGGGTTATCTGTTTTTCCGTGCGGTCACCCATTCTGAGAGATAGGGGGGCTATGGGGCTATGATAGTTCGCTTGTTCTTCGCTTTAGCTGATAGTTAGTGTTCTCTTAGTTATAAATTTTTTTTTTTTTCTTAAAGAGAACGAAAGGCGAACATCCCAAACACACCCACCCCCCTACTTTCTAGACGACGTGACCCCGCTCGAATCTACCTAAAGCCTTTGTAATCTGTCACTTACCTACTCATTATGGATATAACCCATTCGACACAATTATCTTGTGCATTATCAATGGCTTGTGCTATCCTACTAGAGATGCACCCCAGGTTATCTATATGAGCAATGAACAGACTATCAATAGCGACTTTGCTATAGTTATCGCTGCCAAGTATCGCAGTGCTCGAAACATAACAGAGTTACAAGCGCTGTTAGTCATGGCGCAGCAACTTGAAATTAGCTTGAAAGAGTTATCACCTACGCTCAGTAATCGTGCCCGCATTAAAACAATCAAGCTACATATACGTGAGATATCAAAGCGTATGACTAACGTTGAACAAATGAATAACAAAAAGAATAGTGAGCGCTCGAAGTTAGTTAAGCAAGGCGAGTTTATGAATAGTCTAGTTCAGTCTGGACTAATACCTCAGCTAGTCTCAGAATCACGTAGCGCTCGCAGTGAAGCATTACACGATAGCAAGCAAGCAGCGCAAATAGTGCGTGCCGCGAGTGTGCCAGCTATCAAGGCACAATTTGCAGAAGCTGGTTATGATCCCACTGCGAGCAAAGAAGACCGCGAGATATGGGAGAACAAACAATTAAAACTTAAAGAAGGATTACCTGATACAGACCTATCAGGACAAGGCGATTTTATGCTGCGTAGAATGCAGCAAGCTGAAGACGAGCGCAGCACAGAAAAACGCGAGTTAGGTAATACGGGTTTAACTACGCTCGAAGATGGTACTGATAAACTCGGCAGTGTGGAGGACTGGTTAAAATGATAACTCGTGTATGCAAATTCTGTATCAATTGTGAGGAACCTATATCTAGCGAGTTAGCTGATGATTTTTGCAGTGCCGAGTGCGCGGCGGAATTTATCAGCGGTGCAGATTCAGCCATATTAGAACGTGAGACTAACTCAAATCCTAATGCGTTGACTGTAGGCCAGCAAAGAACTATAACTGGTATGGATCAGATGATCAAAAATCAAGAGTCAAAACACGGTATCTTGCCGCCTAATAGCCTCGATGCTATTACTGCGTTGTTACAGACTAGCAGCACTCAGAGTATTAAGGATGCTGTCAAGCATTTAACTCCCAATTCCCAGAATGAAACAGAACCGGAGTAATGCTCGCAGCAGTTACCTTTTGGGAGATTGCGCAGTTACGCTTGGGGGATGCCCATTTTGCTCCCATCTGTTAGGATCATGACTGGCAGCGCTCTTGCCGCTTGAGTTTGAGTTACAGTGCAGCTATCACGCTAACGTTAGCTGTCAAACCTTTCACTGAGTCACCTAACCCGGCCCTGTCATATTTGAACGGGGCAGAAACGAGCAACTATCATGGGAACCGCCGTTGTCTCCACTGAAGTACCTGTCAAGTCTGAGAACGTTGTTTACGAGCGCTATTCTAAAGTCACGATGAGTGAGGATCAGACCAAGGTTGTTGACACTGAAGTTGCACTCCTCACTAACGCGAAGGATGACGAGCGCAAGCTGCTGACTGACAAAGGCTATAAGCTGGAGTTTACGCAGACAGTGCGCGTAGACAAAGCGGGCACTTGGGACGGCTGCGCATCTATCATCAGTGACGAGGATGAACGCGTCATTGTTTGGAATCGCGGCTTGCAGTCGAAGTTGAATCAGAAGTTAAATAGCAAGTTCCGCGAGACAAACGAAGATGGAACTGCAACGTTCCAGAGCACTGAGGAAGTGTTTGACCCGTCTGAGTTGGTTAACGAAGCGACACAGCGCAAGAACCTTTCCCCGATTGAGAAAGCATTCAAGGGACTGGAGAAATCTGGCGTTAGCGCTGAAGCGATTGCCGCCGCAATGGCCGCAATTCAAGCGGCGCAAGCGGGTTCACAGGGACAGTAACACTGCACCAATTGAATATCAGAGTAGAGCCCACCTAAAAAATGGGCTCTATCTGTTTTATCAATCTATCAGCCTATATCATCCCGCCCGTATCATCGTGATACGAGTTGTATGTGATAGGAGTCTGGATAGATTGAGAAAGCAGAGAAGTCTATGCCTCATGCGTACATCCATTACTTTGTGGATTCAGTGAACGGGTTAGCAAAGATACATTTCAGTGCTAGTCAGTTCAAAGCAAAAGTACATATCAAGAACAAAACCATTTTTACTTGTTGTCTCGCAGGTATGCAACAAATCCCATCGGGAGATAAAATCTGGAATCCTGATACAAAGACGTGGAATGTACACTCGCAGGTATGGATTACTCTCATGCCATACTATACGGTCGCGCCTGAAGTATACGGCATGGTGACATATGCGACGCGCGCGCAGTGGGAAGGATTTATCACTGGTAAAGTTAACTACGATCCCTCGCAGGTATACGCAGACGGGTTCACTCGCACTGCAGTTACAGATGCGGAGAAAGCTGCGCAATTCTTTGGAACCGCTGCATTTAATAGCGCAGTGTATGCGACCGCGAGCGTTAACAATGACCGCGAAGAGTTGCTATCGTTACTCGGATTGAATAGTTGGGGTCAGCTTGATACCATTCTCAGTGATAAGAATGGCGCAGCAAAGAAGCTATATCGCGCTGCAGCTATCAAGTACCACCCCGACAAGAATAACGGTGATGGCTCTAAGATGTCGAAGCTGAATGAATTGTGGGGTATCTATGGCACCCGCTGACGATCCAAACGCATTACTCTATACACGCTGTCAGCATACTCCTGTTGATAGTAAGAAGTATGATTGTCTAAATGAGGGCTGGATGTTCTGTACGCTCTGTCATGCATACTTCTGCGAGGATCATGCTTGCAATCATCTATCACCCCAGGTTAACCGAGATGCAGTCAGGGAGGTATTAAGTGAAAGTGTTACTCTTCAGGATTCTAGGAATGCTATCGACAATACTGTGGACAATGATATGGATTCTGCAGGGCTGGATGCAGAGGCTAGAAACTTCTTCCGAGAATTGAGCACGTCACAGCTAGCGGATGCTGGCGACATTGCACTGCGCTCATACTTCCGTCGTTTGCTATCTGAGGCAAAGCGTATCCAACGTGAGATTGAGCGGCGGATGATCTATGCGACCGAGATGCAGGGCGGCCCAGACTATCGCCGTAAACGTCATCTATCACAAGATGAGATAGACGCAGCGCGCGACCGCGCAAAGCGTAAGCTGGATCTAACTCCACTAGGATTACTTGAGCGTGAACAACGCGAGTTACGTGCGAAGGAACTGCAACGCAAGAAACAAGCTGATATACAGGCGCACATCGCAGTGCTTGCGGAGCAAATCAAACTCGGCAATTTAACTATTGACCAACTTAACAAGTTGGGAAAGAGATAGTAGCAAGCCACCAACGGGTGGCACATAGCACTAAATCACTACAGCATTTTTCATATATTAAACTCGGAGAATAAAATGAGCAAATCAATTGGTGGTTTCGATGGTCCTCCACGTAAGGATAGTTTCGCTGCGAAAGTTGCTCGCAGTGATAATCCTGACGCAGCCGTAGATGTTAGCGAACTAACTGAGAATGAAAAAACTCAGTTACGCAGAGCATCTGAGATTGATAAAGCCGCAGCATCATTTAGCTTTATTAAGCCTGAGTTAGCTACAGAACGTGTTGAAATTATCTTCGACAATTCTGGCTCAATGGAAGGCCAGGAGATTAAAGATGCAAAAGAGGGCGTTACTGAATTTATGAAAGCTTGCACGCCAAACGAAACAGCTATTAGAGTTGTGCCCGTGGATTCAACACGTTCAAGTGTAACTCTTGCATTTACGTGTGATTTGCCTGCAGTTGCTATGCGCGTGCAAGAGTTTAAAGCCGAGGGTGGTACTCCGCTTTATTCTAAACTCTTGAATGCACTTGGCAAAGGTAATCGCAATGATTTATATCCGACTCGCATCATTGCATTTTCAGATGGGCAAGCTGGAGACGGTTATGCGCGTCGTCAACACAGTTATGGCGATATTATATTAGCTGATTCTCCTACTCATACTGAAATGGTACAACTCGCAAAACAGCGCAGCGTGCCGATTGATACCTGTTACATTGCAGATCGTATCGCAGCCGATGAAGAACATCTGCGTCACGATGGCGCGTATCAAACAATGAAAGCAATCGCAGAAGATACGGGCGGCATCTTTCTGGTATTTGAGAAAGGAAAATGTGATTTTAAACGTGGATTCAAATACCTTACAAAAGGCAATCGTCTTTTTCTTATGGACTCTTCTTTCAAAGCGAAGTTGGAAGCGGGACAGATTTAGTTAGATAGCAGATTGTATACTGCTATGGGTGCATTCTTAGTCATTATGCGGAAATAGCGAGTAAAGGCATAGTGTTAATTACTAGTTAGAATGCATCCATAGGAGTATACAAAATGAATCCATTCTTAGCAAGCGGTCTTTTACTCATAATTAGATTCCTGATGTTCCTAGCAGCGAATCAAGTTATGCCAACTCGTGCAGATCAATACAACAAACTTGATGAGTTACTTGACGCTGCACAGCGTTATTCAACTCAACTTTCAAATCACACACTCAACGCTCACCAGATGGATGACAGCAACAGCGGAAAGCAGGTTATGTAATGGATATTGAAGATCCGCATGGCGTGACTAATATCATGCCTGCGTTAACTCAAGATCAGCGAGACTCAGAAGAATGCGAGTTTCGTATTTTATCTTGTTCTTACATGGTGCAGATGTATGGAACGCAGTTACAGATGCATCTTTCAGTTCCTTATGGACAGCGTGACAACGGCATGGTTGACATGCTCAAGTTTAATATGAATGCAATGCAACGTTTCGCAGTTCGTATGAACAAGCGTTACGAGTATTTGCAGAACAAAATAAAACTTGGAAAGTTGAGTTGATATGAAAACTGATATTATCAGTCTACGTTGTGACAAGACTATTGTTATAGTTACAGATAGCAGTAATCCTTCAAGCTCTGCTTATGCTAGCAGTAACACGGTTATTGAAATAAATGGGGCTAATTCTGGAAGTTTTGCAAAAGGAATAGCTGAAATGATTCTTAAAACACAGTGCAATGTGTGTGGAGAGTTTTCAGGTTTGCATCGAGATATTTATACGGATGTAACTCAAAATATGGGTGGAGAAGTACGTGGGACATACAAGAGATGCCCAAATTCTAAATTGAACTAAGGATGCTATGACAAAGAACGCTAACAATGACGTTGCTATGATTGCGTTAAAATGCCAGGGATTAGGATTCCCTGTGTTTTACAAACGTAGCGAAACAGGTCCACGTGTAACTACACACTTCTTTACGCAGCAAATGGGATCATCTGCACCACTTAACAAAGTTATAAATAAAGCTGAAGATATCGCATTCGCGTGCGGAGTTCCATCCGTAATGATAACTCGTGTATTAAACGAGATTGCATTTCAAGTCCCGCTTGATCCTGAAGATGTGAAGCTGATTCCATTCGATGCAGGTATTCATAACTTGATGCTCGAAGCTGTGAAAACTCAACAGCTACCCATAGTTATGGGTCAAACAGTGCAGGGGCAGAACTTCACAGTAGATTTAGTAGAGCAACCCCACTTGCTCATAGCTGGATCAACGGGTGGTGGTAAGTCTGTATTTCAGGGCTCAGTTGTATGCGGCTTACTCCTAGCTAAATCTCCCGCTGAATTAGAGATGTATCTAGTCGATACCAAACAACTAGATTTGCCTCTATTCAAAGGTGCAGCGCAAGTTAAGAATATAGTTGATAAGATTGAGAAAGTTCACGATCTAATCGACAATATGATTCTCAACGTAAGACGGCGCACTGAGAGAATGAAAGGTATAGCCAGGAATATAGCTGAGTATAATGCGCTGCAAGGTACTTTTATAAATCAGCATCTAGCGCCACCTGCTATCAAGTATAAAGTGGTAGTAATTGACGAACTTGCAGATGTTATCTCACTCGACAAAGACTTAGCTGTAAAAGAAGCGGGTGAGATTGAAGCTGGACTGCGCAGCGAGAAACGTACACGCATCGTTAATAAACTTCAGACACTAACTCAAATCTCGCGCGCATCTGGTATTCATGTAATAGCTGCAACTCAACGTCCGAGTGTTAAACTTATGTCGGGAGATATCAAAGCTAACTTTCCAATGCGGCTTACTTTCAGACTCCCAACTTCTGCAGACTCTCGCGTGATATTAGGTGAGGGCGGCGCAGAAAATCTTCTTGGCAAGGGAGATTATCTCTACCAGACTTTTGATATGCCATCCCCTGTAAGATCGCACGGCGCATATGTAAGTACAACGGACATCGCAAGGATTGTAGATCAATCTCAGATGATAAGGGAGAGTTATGAACAGCTCAGAGCAACCGCAGCCGATGTTAAAGCCGAAACCGAAGTTTAAGTATTGTTTGTTAGGAGAACCTGTGCCTAGCGGTAGTTACGCTTTTCCAGAGAAACAATATATGACTATAGATATAAGAGATACAGATACTAAGATTTTTTATATGGGCTGGAGATTGAATCAAGCTATAAATGATTTTAGGGGAGATACTAAAGCTTGCTACGTTCTTATAGGTATTCGACGCGCCTAGACGGGGTAATCCACAACCCCCCTGTGGGAAGGGCGTAAAACGCGCCAACTTGTTCATTCTAGGGGGTTTAATGGCCTCTGTTAGCCACTAGACAGAGCGGGTAACGCAGAGTAGGCTTAGGACTGGATTTGTAGCTGCGAGCGCTTAGAGAGGCACCTAGTGATGATAATTTACCATATTATCTTTTATATCTGGATAATCATGGGATTTATTATTTGGCGAAAGTTGAGAAAGAAGTAAAAGATGCCCAGCACTAAATACACTTACAACAAATCAATTCGATTCACTTATCTACAACTAGCATGGCTAGATCAACCACGACTGCGTGGCAAATCTGGTCATATTATGAGATTTTTTATTGATAAATGGATCGCGGGTCAACTATCGCCTGAAATGATCCAGGAATTGGAGAATGTCATTGCCAGAGTTCCAAGTATCACAACCGGAACCCCCGGATCAACCACCACAGGATGAAATAGAAAACAAAAATGCTACAGCATTTTCGGATTTGGAGAATCAAAATGAACGATCAACAAATAGTAGTATGGTATCGAATATTCGAGAAAGTAGCAGTGGTAGCTATAATAATATTGGGATTGATATACCTTTTAAAACGGAGATAACCTCTTCAGAACTTCCAGATAAAGTCTGCACTCAGTGCTTAGAAGACAACTTAATCAAAAAAGGTATCATAGAAACCTTTACTCCGTGTCAGAAATGCGGCGAAGAATTTTGCATCCACGGAGTTTCAAAGCTTGATCCACAGTATTGTATTCACTGCTGCAATGATTTCAAGATCGTTGATGTAATTGAACAAGAGCAACGACCGATCTTTAATAAAGACGGCGCTCTCATTGCAGTCCGCCAGTTTAAGGTGCGGCACATAACTCTTTCAGGATTGCACTGGCTATTTTTCAACCGTGCGATAACAAATCTTTCAGATATTGAGTTGGAACACGCGATAGAATACCACCAGAGTATCTATCATGGGATGATCTATGAGAGAGAAGCTCGCAGAGTTCAGAAAGCTCATCGCAACAAAGGTAAAGTTGCGGGCAATGAGAATCACAGTATTACGCAAAATCCGTTTGAGTCTACTCAAGATGGAGTTAGATTCGTCACAGGAACAGGAACTCCTACTCAGAAAAAAGTTAGAACTCGCACGGTTAAAGTATCTCAATCTTCTACAGGAATTACAGGAACTAAAAAAGGTCTCTCTCCAGAAGCACTTCAAGCTTTAGTTGCAGAGTTAATGAAAGCTGGCTTGAGCCAGGAACAGATACTTGCGATAGGTAAGAAATGACTTTACGTAAAACTGATGGTCAAATAGCGAGAGCTAGGAAAGAATGGAAACTAATGTCAAACGTTGATTTTAATACGATTGAAGCTTTAATCGCACAGGAACCAATTGGTAATCTCATGCGAATTAAAGACATTGTTGATAAAGAAATACAGTTTTGCAGAAATAACATGACTAAACAAGCTGTACCTCAAGTTCGTGCAGTTCCTCGCATGGAAGGACAGTTACGCAGATCAGATCGAACTGATGAGTTTGATAATTTGAAAACGCAAGCGGGAGTTGGTGCAGTTGATCCTGATATTCAAACTGTAATTGGTACGGGTATTAGCGACGTTGGACAAGAATCATTGAGAGCAAATTATCAAGATAAGTTGCACGTCTCCGAGTCAGGTGCAACTAGCTCTCACGTTCCACTGCGTTATGATTTGATTCCTCGCAGCTTACTTGATTGTGTTGCTCAAAGATATACAATTGGTAGTAAAGTTCACGGCGAGCGTGGCTATCAAAAAGGTTTAGCCGATCGTGGATTTATTATCAATCGTATAAATCACATAGCAGAGCACTGGAATATGCTATTCCATCCCAAAAAGCAAGATGAAGATACTCCTTATGGTCATCTCGGAGCTGTTCTATGGGGAATTGGTTTTCTTTGTGAAGTTCTAGACAACGACAAAGGTCAAGATATTCTTTGGCAGCTTATCGAAGAAGGTCGTGTTCGAGTTTTGTAGTTAAATCCAAAAGAAAGTGACTGCCTTGTGTGAACATGCGCTAAAAGTTGTGGACAATTAAATACTGGAGACGTTCAAAGTAAAAAGGCGAAAGATAACATTCAGCATCATATCTTAATTTTAGCTACGGTCAAAGTTAAGAATGGTAGTTGAATGTTAGAGCCCCACACAGTATAGTTTGACCTGCGAATTATACAAGGTAATCTCGTTTAGAGATGGGGCTCTAAGATTCAACTAACTTTAACTCTATAAGAGAGGGTAAAATGCGACATATAGAAGAATCATTTGCAAATTTTAAAAAGAAAGTTCTT